GACTGCATGCGTGAGAACGTTACAATCATAAGGGCCTACACCATATCTATTAACAGGAAGGAGTAGTTAAAATATCAATAATGTTCGCTCGCATTACATCAGACAAATCTGGGTCACTGACATGAGGCAAACTACTGAGCAAGATTTGAAGCAATGTAAAATCATTAGAAGTTAAGTGCTCACGCCCAACTGGACCTAACGCCATCCGCGACCCATTTAAAACAACGCGATGTCCGTTTCCATCCTGACGCATTTCATCTCGAGGAATAAGAGATAATGGGGAGGATATAGGCGGAACCGGGGGGACAGATGCGCTCCGAACTTGACGAACACGCTGATCTTTTGGGGGTAGGTTGAACATTCTTAAGGCAGGTGGAACATACACTCCAGACTGTACGCCAGGTGAAGATTTAGCAGGCTCACGAGACCCGCGTTCATTTATAAGACCCACAGTGGTCTCTCTAACGAACTCGACAGGGGTAAAAGGGAGCTCAGTCACTCGAGTTTTCGGGTCGGAATACATTGGGGACGCAGATCTGGGTGGCACATGGGTTGATGTATCAGCTTTTAGTTTAGAATTTGATTCGCCCCAATCTGACAGTGAGGCAGTATGAGCTTCTTCAACAATCGAACCAGCCTCAGACCCACTGTCCTCATCATCTGAAGCTTTTAATCCACAAACTTCTTCTTCCTGCTCAGCCATTGAAATAGTTCCAGAATTCAAATGAAAATAAAGACTGTTTGGAATGTAGGCACATGTCAACCACAAACCCGTTAAATATGCGCCAGACCGCACCCCAGCAGCTTGCTTGCTCATATTTACAGAGACCCAACCCTTGACCCCACTAGATCTCAGCTTTTCGATCCTCTCACCTTCCTCTTTCTCCACAATTTGAGTCCCCGGAAAGGCTGTTTTTGGCAATTTTGGGTCAACGTCCATCTTATATATCATAATTTTGGACCCCTCCTGAACACCAATCAGATTCGCTCCCGCCATCACAGGAATTAAATGATCAGGGCGTGTCGTCAAACCTGGACAGGACAGTAAAAAATCTTCTAAAGACCCGTTCGACCACACCCGTGCCTGTTTGATCCACTCTAGCTGCCGTGCCATCAAACTCCTTTCCCCATCATCACCAGTACCCCCCAACATCATACCAATCATATTTGGTCCAGTATACACCTGTCCTAATGAGCCTGATGTCGCATTATCTACAGATGCTGGAACATTCTCAACCCTCTTCACTTGACTTGCTATGAAATTTTCCAGAATGGGCAGGATCCCCTGCTCCTCCAGATAAGACCCAGTGTCATCTTTACTGAGATATGTTTTTAAGTCACCATAGTTTACGCTCTGTTTAACACGCGCAAAACGAACATGAGCACTATGCTTTTGTTTTAGTAGTTGTGATATATCTTTTTCATCAATAATCACAATACGACCCTGACGCACTTGAGTTTGAAAAGGAACAACAGCCTCAAAAGCACTCACAATTCGAGATGATATATTTGCACGCTTAAAAGCATCGACAAGAACACTGTCAATCAGGTACGGTGGAGCCATAGTGGTGCAACGACTAATTTGTA